CGATTTCACATTGTTGACCTGGTTCGAAATCGTTCAGTAAGTCGGTCGCATCCTTTAAGAATTCAATCGGGATATGCTGTTCGTAATTCCCGTCTTTAACTGTTAATACTAAGACTTGTTTTTTGAAGCCTGAATCGAATGTCACGATGTCTTGCTTGAGTTTAATTGTTCCTTGTAATTTCATACTATAATGATGTTAAAATGTACAGCCCGTAAGCCAATAAAAATATTGCGATTGTTCCTTGTAGGCATCCGCCCAACATTGAGCCGGTTGATTGCTTCTCTTCTACTTCTTCTTTCATACTATTGGTTTTTGATTTGTAAATTATTTAATTCTTTTATATAAAATTCTAATTGTTTTCTTCGATGCGTTTCATTTCTGTGTTTGCTCTTATCTTTATAGTGAGCAATTTTAAACTTGACATCTTTTATTATATCTTCTGTCCCCATTCGATTTGTTTTTTAATAAATATTTCTTCTTTTTTTGAATCTGTTAAATTTAAAACTAAAGGAAGCCATCTTAATTTTTTATATACCTTGCCTGGTTTAGCTATTTTATAATCATAAATTTCACCACCGTCAAAAGATACTATCATCGGATGACATGACGTAACTTCGATAGCACCTTCATTCATTAATTCATTGACCGAACGAATAAAATCTTCATTCACATCTGTCGCAACGAAAACATTTCGTGCTTCACCATCGGTGTTTTGTAAGTACCAAACAAGTTCGCCTGACGAATCCTTCACCCTTCTTTTAAGTCCGGTTAATGCTATATCACCGTATCGACTTATAGCTTTGATTATATCTTCTTTCATTGATTCTTGTTTTTGATTGTTTCTATTTCGTTCTCTATAAATTTAATCGCTTCACGACATTTCGATTCGATATCAGCTTCAAGTGTTTCGTCACGAAAGTATGTGATTGATGTCAGTCTATGTTCGGGTGCGATGTGATCGACTAAATGAATAGAATGATTATCCCAATCCTTAAGCTGTTCGATTGGTGTTGTAACCATAGCATAAAACAATCTGAATACTTCCTTATCGTAAAGCATCATATATCCACGACCTTGCCATTCATACAAAGATGCATTCGATTTCTGTAATGCTTCATCTTTTGTAGCCGGAAACGTTTCGAGTGACCAGGATGTTTTCGCATCTAGGATAGTACCATCTGATTCGATATCACATTCACCGGTTAAGAAGTCATTTGTTTTGCGTTCGGTGTTCTTCTTATAATCTGTGAAGTGAACTGCATTGTACAAATCGATACTGTCTTGTTCACACGCGTTCCCTTTGTCGATATACTTCGAATCGATTTCGGTTGTGTACTCATAGAATAGTTGCTTTGCACGTTGACGAAGATATGTCTTTGCACCTTTCGATAGCGTTTCGCCTTGTTCCATTTCTTTCTTTGTCGGATTGGTCATAATCTTTCCAAGTTCCGAACATCTTATTCTTATGTCCTTCATGACTGTAAAGATTTGATTTGAACGTCTGTCAATTTATAACTGTTCTGAAGTGCTTCGATTGTAGTCTTACCTTCTTTGATTGCTTTCGATGCTTGTTCGAACCTGGCATCAGTAATCTGTGCTTTTTCTTTTGGTTCGATTTGTTCGATACGAAGTGCATCCACAATCTGACCGAACGCTGACACAGACACAACAAACAATGTCACTTTCTTTCCTGACCATTCTTCGATGTAGTTCGTTCCATGTGCTTTCGCAATCGCTTTACAGTTGGTAACGTTTAGAATCATCGGTTTCGATCCTTCGAAGTGGCAGATAGTACATTCTTCATCTTTACCGTCTTGACCTTTTACTTTGTCTTGAATTACTTTCTTGATAGTTAATACTCGCTTCTCGCCTTGAGTGAAGTCGTACGCTCCGAGATAAGTCGGATTCGTTAATTTTTTCCAATGTGTTTGGTTCATAATATAATTGTTTTTTGTAAAGATAATAAATTATTTTAATTCTACAACATTATTTGTTTATTTTTTTTGCGGGTACTCCGGCAACAGTACAATTCGATTCGATGTCTTTCAATACAACTGACCCTAATCCAACGGTAACATTGTCACCAATTACAACCGACTGATGAACTGAACTGTTCGGTGCTATCCAACAATCAGAACCAATACGAACAGAACCACAAAGAACAGAACCGGCAATGATTAAACTTCTTTCACCTATCACGACACCATGCGCAATGTGAACAAGGTTATCAATCTTTACATTATTGCCAATGATAGTACTTCCAAGAACAGCTTTGTCGATACAAGTATTATTGCCGATGTGAACTCCTGACTTGATAACTACATTTCCAATGTGATTCAGAAGTTCGCCTTCTTCATATCCGAAACCATCCGCACCGATTGTGCAGTTATCACCGATGACAACGTCATCTTCAATTATAGTTCCTTTGTGAATTATCGTATTGCTTCCAATCTTTACACTCGGATGAATAGACGTTTCAAGTTTAGGATCAAAGTCTTTTATATATTCCGAGAATGATTTTCTTGGATTGTCGACTGTTATTAAATTAATTCTTGTCTGCCTTGCGATTGGAATATATCGAAGTGTTCCGATGTCGTGAACGAAAACAGTTCCTTCTTTGACTTTGAATAATCGCGGCAAGTTATCTTGTGAACACCACCCGATTGAATTCTTATCGAAAGATTCATCGAATATTGATTTTGGTATTAAATTCTTTTTTATCATTGTTTATTTTTTGAAGCCTTTACAAAGAAATATTTTTCTATTCTTAGCCGTATCTAATTCGTGAACCAACTCAACATTTAAGATTGAATCGTAACGTTCCACAATCGATTCAAAATCATCAAAGAAACGAACGTGTCCGGCTGAATCATAGTTCGGAACACTGAACAGAATTTCATCACCTGGATTCAAGTTGTCGATTATATCCAAGTCGAAGGATATATGTTCAAAAAACTCAAACGCTGTATAAATTGTATTCGATACTTTATTAACTTCTAAACTATCTTTTAAGTCAACCGTATAGAATTGACATAACATATTTGATTCATTTCTTTCAGTTGCTTTTTTGATTGCTTCAGAAGAAAAATCAAAACCGTAATAAAGAACATCATCGTCTTGAGTAAATAACGAAGCGAAGTGACCGACACCACAACCAAAGTCAATGACTTGTTCAATCCCTTTCGATTTGATATAATCAGATGCGAATTTCCATGTTGGATAATACGCACCAATATCTTCAGCTTCTTTGAAATACATTTCTTTATATCCACCATTCTTATATACTTCATTATAGAAGTCTTTATTCTTTTCTTTATTCATATCTTTTCGAAGTTGTAGAATTTATTTAATTTCTCGAATGAGTTCATCCCCTCACCATCTTTAACATCACACATAAATAAATCTTGTTCTTTTAAAGTTGTTATCATCATCTTAGCATTGTTATCTTTACAGACTTTGTTCGCCATTCCATCAAGACCGACATTCTTATTTAATGGATATAAATCGTATTTGATTCGTTCCAGGAACTTCTTCGAATAGATCTTCCCTGCTCCGGCCGGTTCGCCTTTTCTTTGATTGTCATATCCTGCCCAATAATAAAAGTCTTCATTGTGTTTGAAATAAGCGTCTTCGAATCCAATCATGTCATAATCTGATATATTATCTTGAGCGAACTTCAGGAACTTTTCGTCAATGTAATCATCCGAACCAAGAATGACAACACCATCGAAATCGATTTGTTCGAGCGCAAAGAATGCCTGACCCCATTTATATGATAGCGGTCTGTTCTTAACTTGAGCCGTTCCGATGACATCTTGACCATCTAAGAACTGACCGTCTTCGTCTGTCGAATATATCATTATCTTATCGATGAACGGCATCTTGTTCAGACAGTATTCAACCGTCTTGTTTCGTCCATGCATACAGCTTATGACTATAATTTTATTCATTTTCTTTTATTATTTTATCTATTTTAATATTCAATCGTTTACAGTTCTCAGCGAGTTCATAGAATTCGAGTTCTATTGATTTGTCTTTAATCGATTCGATGTATTCGTGAATGAATACCATCAGACCGAAATTGAAATCGTCATAAGATGC